AAAACCAAGAGGATTATAAAGAGGATCTGAAGGATCACCATTGTAAGTACCTGGGTACAAGGTGCTTGACACTGGGGTTTCACTAATAGTATCATTGACTTGAACTAATAACGTGTCGCCAGGCCACAGACCTATGTTTACAGTGGTGTCATTGTAAGGCGAATAAACAGTAGATAGCTTACCAGCTGTACTAACAGATAAATCACCCGTGTTTGATAAAAGTGTAGATGTTGTTCTACCGAATCTGTCTGAGAATACAAAACCAGCTTGGTAGTTTCTGTTTTGCTTTAGAGTACTACTAGGATATTCAATAACACTTGTAGTCCAAGAAACAGGTGTAATCGAAGTTGTTATATCAAACGGTTGTTTTGGTCCAGTACCTACGTTGTAGTTTAAGTTAGAAGGAGGGGTGTGTCTTGTTTGGAAGTTACCATATACAACTCTATTACTTATTACTTCTTGACTAAGAGCTTTAACAGGTACTTTATCGTAAACTCTAGTTAATTGACTTTCTGGTAAAGTTCTAAATGGTTTAGTACCTGAGTAAGTATATGTATATACTCTGCTAGTTGGATCTGTGGCATCAAATTGATTTGATACGTCACTAGCTGACACTGTGTCAACAACCAGCACAGCCGCACCATCAGATTCTTTAAATAATATTTCTATTTCTGTTATTTTAAATCTCTCACAAACGTTAAATAAATTTGTTGTTCCATAGCTAGGATCTTCAACTTCTGGCAACTCAATAAGTAGATTTATTTCGTTTACTTTGTTTTCCATAAAAGATACAATAGTACTTCTATAAGCGGCAGACATATCATTATCATCGTTGTCTGTTCCAGAAGGTTGGAAAAGAAAATAACCATCTTGCTGAGGTATAAAACATTCTTGCGTAAACGGAGCAAAAACAGAATACTCACCATCATCAAACTTGAATCTATAGCTAAATCTCACGAACTTGTCTTCTAAATAATCTGGATCTCCTTGATAAGTAAGATCTAAGTATGGGTTGGCTGTGGTACCGTCTGGTAAAAACTCACTAACAACATCTTTCATTGTTGTTTCATAACTACCTGGTGCCGCAGTACTCTCTTGCCAAAGAACAGGTGCCGTGTATGGCATATATTTAGCAACGCTTATGGTATCTTCTATAGCGTAATAATCTTGACCTAATGAAAGAGGAGGTAGTATATTTGCTAGCTCTACATTTATTTTTCTAGGTTGATTTCTGTTATCTGTCCAGAATAATAAGTTTTCAAGTAGATTAACTCCATATATAGGGTATAATGTTGAGAAATTTAAAAACGCACCTCTAACTAATATTTCATTTTGTGTTATAGTACCTTGAGATACAATAGATCTAACTATGTAGTTTGAAGCAAGTGGATCATATGCTTCTTGAGTGTTGTTTGTTAAAAAGAAATAAAAACAAGAGTTGACTTCTGATACCAAGTAACCAATACATGAAATATCTCCATCGCCAGTTAAAGTTTTGAAGTTTATAAAAAGATCATTACCTAGAACGTTTTCTAACGCGCCTACATCTTCTGACTCTGATTTACTAACCTGGATATTTAATGCATCTCTATACTCACCTTGAGGCAACAAGCGATCGTCAAGATCCTTGTTCATTTTAGATTTTATAAAAAGATTTTTAAAAACTGCCATACTATTCTAGTGTTTGATCCATTTAGATTTACCTCTCATAACCTGAACTATCTCATCAAGTTTGATATTAGATAACCTTATTTTAGTATTTCTTAATTTAGAGCTAGCTTCTCTTTTTAATCTGTTTATTATATACTCAGGTTGGTTTATTCTGCTAGCTAGAACGGCATGTGATAAGTAAGCGTATATAGCAGCTTCAGCTAGTTTAGGTACTCTACTATCCATATCATAAGCTAACCCGTCAGATATGTATTCTAATATTATAAGTTTACCAACAAGATTACTTGAGAAAGATATTTTACCTTCTCTGTCGTTCATGTTAAACCATCCGTTTACTTGAGAGTATTGTGGGTCTGATCCGTATAATTGACCATAACCTAAGCTCCACATACCGCCATATCCCCAGTCAAAACCAGCCCAGTCTACACTAGCATTAAATTCTCCTTCTAATAAACCTACTCTATCACTCTTCCATCTTTCTTCTGTTATCGATGTTCCTTCTATATTTGTTCCAAAGTTATCTTGCGTTGGTGTGCCTTCAGAATCTTGTAGTGGAGTACTGTAGGGTGAGTTGGTTAAGTTGTTTGCTGGATATATAATTCTTTGTACACCAGCGTCGTCTATCCAAGACATACGAACATAGTTTACATAGTCTTGAGGTATAATAACACTTAAGCTAGGTGGTATAGTTAACTCTTGAGATTTAACGCTTTTAAGCGTGTCATAGCTAAACTCCTGGAGTGCTCGTTTAGCGTGAAATATTAAGTCAGTTCTTTTTACGCTAGGTATCAACTTACCAGCACCCACGTATGCAACTATAAAATTATTAACTACATTGTTTAAGGTTATGTATTCATAGCTACCATAGTTTTGTTCTGTGGTGATTCCATAAGCATCTCTATCTCCATAGCTACCACCATCGAGCCTCTTTAATTGGCACACTAACACATTGTCTTGTGGTAGCGCAGTTATTAAAGAAACAGTGTTACCAGTTACTGTGTACGGAGCCACGTATTCTACATAGTTTAGACCATCAATACTAGAGTATAATTTAAAATTATTTTTCTGATAGTCTACTTGAGAAGGATCAAAGTTTGCAAATTCTAGATTTGTATCAAAGGTAAAAGTAAAATCGCTTTGCCCTAAAGGATCTTTAACTACAAAGCCTTGAGCTCCTGCGTAATATTGCTGATTAGTTTCGTTTATAACTCCCATCTATTAGCTTTTTTTATTTATTTCTTTTCCTTGAACTTGCTGTGAAGCCACTTGAACTATAGAAGGGTCTTGTATTATTATTCCAGTATATGCTAGTATTCTTAATATAACATTAACTTGTTCTGACTCATGTAGCTCAAAGTCTCTAGATCCAGTACCTAGCCCAGCGTCATAGTAATTATTATTGAATATATATTGACCTCTACCGGCTGTTGAAAAACCCCATATAGGACTAATGGGTTTTCTTATGTAATCAACTTCTATATTGCTAGTTATGCTAGTTGGGTTTACATACATAACATTTTGAATGTGGTTATTTATTGGTACACCAGCTGTGTTAATATCGCCTCTATTCTCATATAAATAAGTAGGAAAACTTTTAGTTGATTTTGTTAAAGGAGATCTTTCTATGTTGTAAAAATCTGTTCTTGGTAATCTTTGTAGTTCTATTTGATTACCTCTGTCGTCTTTGTACGTAACAGTACCTAATCTGTAAAAATCTACAGTAGCTCCATAAGCATCTGTAGTAGGTAGTCTAAAATACGCAAGACCTGGATTGCTCGTGTTGTCGTATTGAGCTTGTCCAAATGTTTTAAATATAGCTATTTTTTCATCAAGATTCATTATCCTGTCAGCGTAATCTACATCCGCTTGTGGTACTCTTAATTGTTGATTTAAGTCTTCAAAGTACTTTTCAAATATATCTAGTTGAACCTGAGTACCTACTCTGTTAAATTCGGCAGGTGTTAAATAACCTCTCTGTTCTTTATTTATTATAGATAGTACTGTTTGATATACAGTGTTTACATTTATAGCCATGTTTGTTTGAATTATAATACACCAGGGTACCATTAATATGATACCCTAATATATTAGTATCACTTGTTTATACTCTTTTTTCTATAGATTTATAAACTTCTACACCTTCGTCAGTTTTAAACCAAGAGGCTAAAGCTGAGTATGGGTTTTCATCAAATGGTACAGTAAATAGTTTTCTGTCATTTGAACCCCAGTGAAAAGTTCTTTGATCCTGTGACAAGTTGATTATTCTAGCTTCAATAGCTTTTATACCAAAGTTTCTTAACTGAACATTTTCATCGTTAGCTAGACTTAAAAATAAAGCTGGTTTTTGTTTAGCGAATAATAATAAATCTCTTTTAAGTTCTTTTGATTTCATATTAGAAACAGAGCTACCTTTTTCAACTCTAAGTATAGCCTCAGCTTGATCAACGTCCATGTCCATAGCAGCATTAAGTGCGTGAACTTCCGTTTCTATAATATCTAAATCGTCTTCTGCTTCTATAACAGAATCAAACTCATAGTATTTTTTATCTTTTAAAGGGTGATATTTACTTAACAGTTTTTGCAATATTTGATTTTCTTGCGGAACAGAAAGTACTCCATCTCTAAAAGTAATATGCCCTAATGTTGCTTCTCCTTTTTGTTCATCTACAAAAGGACTATTCATATTAGTAGCATACCTTAATTCTCTTTGCTTAGACTGATCTAAGTCAAAATATAGTAAAGGGTTTTTTCTTGTATGTTTTCCTGGAATCGTTAATGTTAAAGGTTGTTTTCTACCTTTAACTATATATGTTCTAGGTTTTATTTCCCACTCTGGTTTAGCGGGTACTACTGGAGCAGTAACTTTTGTCACTACTTGTTCTCGAGGCGCAACCTCAACTTTTTTTGCTTCAGCTTTTTTAGCCATAATATAATATGATTTAATAATTAATAAAGGTAATAATTACCCCCGTTGATATAACGAGGGTAAGAATTACATTTGAGTGATTACACTCCTTTGAATAATACAAAGTTATTAGCAGCTTGTACTACTAAACATCTTTCAGATAAGAAGTTTACAGTCATAGCATCTAGATCGCTAGTGAAAGCTCCACCAACAGAACCAGTTAACCAAGACTTCATACGTCTGTCATCTGCTTGAGACGCTCTATATCTTACGTGTAAGAAAGGACGTCTAATGTTAGTACCTAAGATCTGATCGTAAACTGTACTTGTTCCAGCAGGAACTAATACACCTTCGATAGAAGCAGGTCCAGTCATCGCGCCACGAGTTGAAGCATCGTTTAAGTATTTCCAGTCAGTCTTGTAGAAATCGTAAGATCCACGTCTGAAACCAGAGAAACCTAAGTTCAATGCCATCTCTTCAGAATTTTCAAATAATCCAAAAGCAGTTCCACCGTTTCCTCCAGATGAGATTGCCGCAAGCATATCATCAAAATCAAGGTTAGTGTTTCTGTTTAAGAATAACATGTTTTCTTCAATTGCTCCTTGAGTATCTAAGTTTCTAAGAATATCATCAAAGTCACTGATACCTGTTCCAGCAGAGAATCCAACTTGTACATTACCTCTATCTTCTATAGCAGCAAATAAACCTTCTGTACCAGTAACGCTAGCAATAGTAGATCCAACAGCAACCTGCTCACCTTCTACAACAGACATTTCTAGGTAATCTTCAAAACGTAGTCTTGTTTCAGACTCTGCTTTTAAGTACCATAAGTATCCAGATGTTCCATCTTCAGTAGCTACTTCTACCCAACCGATCTGAGCTGTGTCAGAACCATTGATTGAATATTGGCTTCTAATGATAATTGGCTTGTTAGAAAACTGAGTAAAGTCAGGAGTTATAGTAGCGATTGGATAATCGTTTCCAGTTACACCAACACCTGCAGCTTGACCAGCAATTGTAGTGTTTGTTCCTTTTGGATATTCAGAACCGTAAACAAATATCTTTACGTCACCAACTAATCCTTCAGTAGCTAATGTAGCTGATCCGTATGGTAATACATTTAGTACACCAGTACCACCGCCAGCAGCAGTTCTTAAGTCAGAGTCAACAACTAAACACTTTGATTCACCACCAAAGTTGTCCATTACTACGATTGTTTGTTGTGGCGACACAACGTTATTTATATCTGCAGCAATTGGAATAGTAATTGTGTTTGCTGCTCCACCGTTTCCACAGTTATCATAAGCAACATGTAATCTATTTTGTTCTGACCATATTACTTGATCAGACGTCATTGGTAGCTCAGCGCCAACCATGCGTAAAAATCCTGATAACGTTCTGTTACCATATCTCTCTACCTCTTGCTCATAAAGCTCAGGTAAGTATTGTTGTGCAAAGTTTCCACCAGCTGCACCGTCGAATGTTAAATAGTTATTCGAAAGCGTTTGTTGCGCCTGCGAAGGTACTATTGTACCAAATTGTGGATTTAAAATTCCCATAATTTAAAAGTTTAATGTTAAAATTTTCGTTTTTTAATTTTTAGTTTAGACGAATCTAAGCCACTTATTGATTTTACTTTTAAACCATTTATAAAAACGTTTCCATCGGCAACTTGCCTAGGCTTGTCATTACTTAAGTTTTTAGAAGAGTCAACAACATTTTTAATGCCGTCAGCTTTTCCTTGCTCGTAAAAATGATTAGCGATTTTATCCGCGTTCATTGCAGCATAAAGAGCTTTATGATAACCAGAAGGATTAGTCACAGCGCCGTTTTCGTCAGTATATTGTGAAATAAAATTACCGACATCTAGCTGTGATTTGCCTATCTCAGAAGGATTTTGCACTTGATACCTAAACTTCTTTTCTCCTAAGTTGAAATCAAAACCTTTGAATTCATCGTTGAAAATTTGCTCGGTCTGCGTTTTAAAATTCTGCTGAAGAGTTTTCGTTTGCTCTTGTTGCTCCGTGTATCTATTGAAAAAGTCCATAGCTTTTTGCTGATCTTGGGTAACACCAGGTCTCAACTTGATATCCTGATAGTATTTATCCTTCATAGCATCAAGCTCTTTACGGGCTTTAGCAACTTCTTCTTTGAAAGCCAATTTCTTTTTTCTAATATCTCTTGGCTCATCAAGTTCCTCATCGTAAGAAAAGTTATCTTCCATAAGGAAATCAACTTCTTCTTTATCAAGATGAGGTTTAGTTTGTTTGTAATACTCGTTGAGTAATACTTTTTCGTTTACTTTAGAGTAATCATGATTAAGTCTAACATAATCCTCTATTGTACCACCCGTCTCAGACATGAAGTCTACAAGTGATTGTATATTTTCAGGTAATTCTTTACCTTGTGTAACTTGATCTTTAACAGCTTGCTCTGCTTTTTCGTACAGCTCTACCGTTTTATCCTCTACTTCTTCTTCAGTTATTTCTTGGATCGTAACTTCTTGGGTAGGGGTTTGGACTTCGACGTGTGCTTCTCCCACTTCTTTGCCATCCGCGGGTGATTCATGTACATCCACGCCCTCTGTGCTTGGCTCTTGAACGGCATCTTTTTTCTCTGTTAAATCAACCTTAACTATATCGGCTACTACTTCGCCTTGAGCTTCTGGTTTTGTTAAATCTACTTTTATTGGTTCTTTGTTAGTATTGTCTACTAGTTTTTTAGGTTTTGTTTTCTTACCTTTTAGTGAAAACTCACCTTCTTGTTTGACCTCTGTGGCCGTGTTTACTTCTGACATAATATAATATTATAAAATTAAAAATTACTTAGGACCAAAGGCTTCTAAACCAAAGTCACCTAAACTATCGTTAGTAGATTCAAAATCAATAGGTGTACCATCGTTTTGTCTCTGCTGTATCATTTGTGATTGTTGTGTTCCTATTATTCTAGCACGCTTGTCTTTCCTATCCTCAATGCTTGCTTCTTTGCCTTTCTCTCCATTAAATCTCTCTTTAGCTAATTGAACGTTATAATCAAACTCTTGTGCCATAAGCTCTCTCTTTATAGCCGCTTCAGCTTGCATACGCTCTATCTCAAACTGAGACTTAGCTTGTTCTAACTGCATTTTCTGATCGGTTAGTATTTGTTGCTTTTGTGTCTCAGCCATAGCTGTTTGTTCTGCTAACTGACCATTAGCTTGTGCTTGAGCCTGCATATTAGCTTGAGCTGCTTTTTGATCTCTCTCTTGTTTTAATCTACGTTTTTGTTTTAGCATTTGATTAGCTAACTTTAAATTACGTATCTGTCTAAGATCAATAGCATCTTCTAGATCAATACCACCTGACTGTAGAGCTACTTGAATGTTTTGCTCTAATTGTGCTTTTTCTTCTTCGTCAGGTTCTAAATCTAAGAATATACCAAAGTCATGCAAATTCAAGTTAGACACTTCTTTTAACGTTTGCACATTAAATGTTGATATAGAGTTTTTTAAAGCACTAGCTGTTAATGGAAAATTAATAACATCTACTAGTTTCTTAGATATATTCTCACACAGTCTAAGTGTTAAATATAAGCTAGCATTGTTTATATGTTTAGTAGCTATGTTAGATTGTTGAGCTGCTATTTTTTGTAATCCGACTAAGGTATCTTTATCTGGTAAGCTACCATCTCTAGCTTCATTTAAGCCTGTTACATCTCTAATCATTTGAACGTAATAGTTGTATGTGCTTATTAAAGCACCTATCTTTCCTTGACCAGACGATGACGATAACTCTTGGACAGGTACTTTACCCGCGTTCATAGCTCCATCTTGTGTTAGTGATCTACCAACAACAGATCCAGTTTGAAAATACATATTTAATGCTTCAGCTGGATTGTAGTTTGTTCCGTTACCAAGATCAACCTCTGCTAAACCGTCCATGTCTAAGAACACACCATCAGGTACCATCCTTGATATTACTTGCTGTAATTTTAAATGAGTTAATTGAATCATGTCGGCAAAACCTATAGTCTTACTAACTATAGATTCTATTCTACCTTTGTACATTCTTGGTGCACATATAGTATAATTCATTTCAACCTTAGTAGTATCAGCGGTAGGTCTAGTCATGTTCTCTGCCATTCTCCAATCAAGCATCATATCAGATCCTAAAACCTTTACACCTTGAAATAAAACCTCTATACTTCTTGACACTCTATCAAACTTATCGTTTTTAGGTGGATCAAAAGTGTCTGGTTTTTCTAATATTTTTTCTAACCCTTGATCAGTATACTTTAACTTAAACACTTGATCCATATACGTCTTATACTCAAAGTATAATACTTGAACAGTGTTCTCGTCGTAAGCACCCCAACCATATATGTAGTTTTGATTACTATATGATCTTTGAATTTTTGTTAGCTCGTCGTCTGATATGTGCGGAAACTGTTGCTTTATTTCAGCTAACGTAACAGCTTTGACCTCGCCAACGTAGTATATGTCTTCAAAGTTTGGATCTTCTGTATACGAGTGTATCATATAAGCAGGATCTACGTAATCTAAAGTTATACCTTCAGCTGTATTAAAATTAGTTTTAGCAGCAGCAATACCTAATGTAACTAAGTCATAGTTTAATCTACGTTTTAATAAGTCGTACTTATTCTTGTCTAGAGTTTGGGTTATTGCTTCTTCTTCTGCTATTTCTATAGCTTGTTTATAGGAAAGCTGTAAATGCAACTCCATTTCTTCCATAGTCTTAGGAAGATCTATCGCCTGTATATTTGTGCTAGATATATCTTGGCCAGTTGTTTGTTTTACCTCTTGTATAATATCCTGACCAAACATATCCATAGCTAACTTAGTAGCATAGTCTGTTCTCTTTTTAACAGATATAGGATCATTAGCGTATGCTTTTATATCGTAGTCTTTATTAGATATACCGTTAGTTAGTATGTCAACAAACTTAGATAGTATAGGAACAGGTTTCAAATCTAAATTAAGATAGGACAAATCACCATTAATAGATAACTCGTCCTTATATTTTTGTGTCGACTGCTCTCCCCTGGCATAAAGTCTACGTGTGTGGTAATTATTAAATGAGGTTAAATACCTGTTTCCATTAGTTCTACCTTGCGCAAACCATTCAGACTGTATAGCATCAGCAACCTGCTGGCCATACTTCATACTCAACTTTTCCTCTAAAGGTACTACCTGATTAGGAAACGCGCTATTAGCATTATAATTTATATTCATTTACTTTATAATTTTAGAAACAGTACCAGTGTTATCATATCTTTTTATACCTAAATTGTAAGATAAAACTTCTCTTTTTGGTATAGGTCTATATCTATTCTTGTTACAAGCCATTAATGCTAAGCCAGAGCTAATAGACGCATCATGCTTTGTTCTATTGTTTATATTAAATCTACTCCAATCGTTTAGAGTTCTTTGAAAATACATATCACCATATCCTTTCTCCTGTAAACCTATAAAATTTTCTATATAAGTCTCTATAGCAGCTGCATGAGCTTGCTTAATATCTTCACTTGAGTTTGGTATACCACCAATATCCCTTTCAGTTACAGATAGTTTATTGTAAATCTTATCGGGTCTATTCATTGAAAAGCCTCTATAACCCCTGCGTTTAAAATGATACAGCAACCTAGGTTTGTTATTCTCGCAGAGTATAGGCATGCCATAAAATACGCAAGCCATTAATACATCTTCAAAAAATATCTCAGCCGTTTGAGGTCTTGCAATATATTCTAAAAAGAAGTGGTTAGGTGGAACATCTAACATGCTAAAACTAGTTAACCCGTGAAGAGCTCCATTAGAACCTCTACTGTCCACTGTTCCTGATATGTCGTAACTATCACAACCAAAAGCACCTAAACCATCATTGCCGGGATATTTAATACCACTCTTTACTATTACACGATTTTGTAAGTTTTCAGGTGGAACCCAAGTAACCATAAACCTTCCACTGTTATTTGGAACAAATATAACGCTAGTATCTTTTATACCATCTCTCCATTGAAAGCTACCTTTTGTAACCAAAGAGCTGTGTTTTAAATCACCATTAAAATCTATCTGCTCGTATATTTTTGTTAGGTTAAACAGTGACTGCTTTGCTTCGTCTCTAAAAGCATGGTCTTCTGTTCTTGGAAATTGTCTATAAAATTCATTTAAAGCCTCTTGATCACCTTTCAAACCATCTACTTCATTTTGCCAGTAATCTATTACACCTAGATCTATTACATCTCAATTAGGCCCAACGGTTTCAGTCTCTGGTGTTTCGAATACAGGTACGCCGTAAGAATCAATGTAT